CAGGCAGAGTTTCCACCCAAGTGTCGAATATTCTGGCAGTCTGCTTTGAGCTTTTAGGGTCATGGTCGAAAATACCCGTTCTGCCCTTAAAAAGCTCCGCAAGCTTCTCCAAAGCGCCTGATGAAAACTTTTCACCATCTCTGTCAATATCATTGTCACAAAGCGCCACCCTGAAAACAAAGACCTTGTCCTCCGTGAGCGGCTTTCTTGCATAGTCGTTTATCTTTTCAAGCTCCTCGCCTGATACTGTTTCGCTCATTGCATTTCCTCCTTTATAGTTCTTCTTGTTCTTTCTCTTTCTCGTCAACATATTGTTCGATAACGGCTATTATTTTCTCCTGCAAAGCACCCGAAACTGTGATGTCATAGGCATCACAAAGAGCATATTGTCTCCGCTTTAGCCTAAATTTCGGCTTTGCGAAAAAGAGCTTTATAAAAGGTAGTTTTGTATGTTTACATCCTTTTAAAAATAACCTTATAGATTCTAACTCTTCTTCAATCTCAGCGTATCTTTTGTACTGCTTATTTGTCATTCGCTGTCACCTTTCATTCTAGCTCCGCAGTTAGGGCAGTATTTCGTTGCGACAAATGCCCCAATGTAATGGAAATCATCATCACACACAGAGCAGTGAAAGCATTGTATCCTATTATTTTCGTCCGGATCTCTTTCGGGTATCCAATACCCATGCTTGACCTCCTGCACGTCTGCGGTAGGTACATCATCAACCAGTTTGCACAGGCTATAATAAAGGTCTTCTATGGTCATATCCCAATCAAATATGCTGTCTGTTAATTTTTCTGCGTCAATATATCTTGACATTTGCTATTCTCCTTCCAGTAACTTTCAAACGCCTTCTTAAACTCTTGCAGTTTCTCATCTGCCTTGTCTGCCTTTTCTAATGCATTTTTCATATCCTCGTTTGACACATGGTAGACACTTGGAATAGCACTAAAAGCATCGACAATTCGATTTCTTTCTTTCTGAGGAATATCTTGCAGTAGATTATGACTCGTTGCCGTCACCGCCTTTCAGCTTTTCAATGATATAGAGAGTCGTACGAATACTTCCAAGAATGTAATCAGCTCCATAATCTGTTTTGGTGATAGTATCACTGATATTGTGTAGTTCTTCTTGATAAATTCTTAAAAGTGTTCTATCATCGATTTGCAAAGTTTTATCATTAGAATTTATGTTTGTTGCCGCAGGTGCAGGCTCGTTTTTTGTGCTGTTTGCTATGTATTCTGAAAATTTTATGACACATTTTTCAAATCCTACTCCTAAAACTGTAAACGGGCAGGTGTTGCAACTCTTTGCTGTGCAGCAAAGTGCCGCCTCTACGACTTCCTCGTCAGTGAATTTCTTATTCATTTTCAACCTCCTTAAAGAACTCTCTCGGCTCAAACCATTTATCTTCAATGACATTTCCTATTCCGACAACTAATCTATCTTCCTGTTTTACTCTAACATAATGACCTTTTATATCTTCCCATTTTGCAACGCCTACAACGTCCATAATTCTTGTAAGTGCTTCAAGTCCCTTTTCAGAACCTTCAAACGATGTTCCATTGAAAAAAGCTAAGTTATAACCGCCAAAACTAGCTCCCCAGCCTGAGCCTTTAAGAGTTATAGAAAAGGTAAGGCAACAATGGTCGCCTATTCCCAGTGATACATCAGTTATTTTAGCGTTTTCATAAATAGTGTTAGTATTGCTTTCTGCCGAAGGTATATTTTTTATTACAGGTTTAGACTCATTTTTTATATACTCTGCAAGATATGTACTGCACATACGGTGCTTATCGCTGGCACAAAGCGGACAGCCTTCACAATCTGTTGGGTCACTAGCGCAATACTCCACCGCCTTTTCGAACTCCTCTTTCGTTATCATATTCTACCTCTTTCTATAAATAAAACTAAATTTTTATGTATTACTTATTCATGTTTTTCATATTCAGTATCTTTTGTATTATTTAATTTCCAGCTCACAAAATCATTTCCTACAATTTAAGCAAAATTAATAAGATTAAGTAAGTCCGTAATAGACATGTCTTCTTCCTTTGCAACATTTTTTATTTTCAGTAATGATATTTCAAAGCTATCTTCGCAATCTATAGCTTCACAGGCATGAAAGCCATTAAATTTATCATAATACCATCTACAACATCTACATTTAAGTTTTCTTATCTCTTTATCCATTTCCGTTTTACTCCTTATCAAGTATAAACTTTTGTCATTATTCTTGGTTTAATATTTTCCTAGCATTTTTATATTTGTTATAGTCTTTAGTAACTTCTCTGTTGCAATATTTATGTAGAATATCTTGCACAATAATTGTATCAGCTTGTGGAGGCGGTAAAGGGTCAACAATGTAGTAATCTTCGTCTAATAAATATTGACATAGCACATTTATTGCTAGCTGTGCATCTATTGCGGGTGCATATAAATTTTCCTTTGAATTATAGGAATCTAGCAACTTAAAATATTCTATTTTAGTCTTTGTTAAGGTGTTGTTCTTTTTCATTTGTTTACCTCAATAAAAGAAAACTTTTATATTACTCATTCTTATCTTTTTTGCCTAGCAACCACTCAATCGAGGTCGGCTTTTTGTCTTCCCAAGAACAAAGATTGTTTAATACCTTTGTTATGTTGTTGACACTAATTGGATGTATTCCACCATACCATATTGCTTCTGCTTTGCAGGGGCGTGTTTCGTAAGCTACTAAAGCATTACGAATATCGTCACAAGCTAAATATCTATAACCCAACAAATAAAGTCCTTCCAAAACAGTTCTCTGTTCATCTGTTATTTTTGGTTCGCTTGGTTTATTTATCACATCACCAACGATTGTACCTCTTACTGTAGGCTCATCGGTTGTAAATTTTGGATTGGATATTCTTATGATAGTTTCGCCAGTCTTTCTTTCGGTCTTAATAGTGATTGTCTGCTTAAAATTATCAGTATTAGATGTTATGCGTTCAAGTGAACTTTTTTTAAATTCTTGATTAGCCATTTAACGTACTCCCTTTCTGTCACTTTATTATTAACGTTTTTCTTTCCCATACGGAACGTGTATAAAATCAAGGACATCTCCCATACCCAAGCCACCTTGATCTTTTGGTCTAATACAATAATCCCATATTTGAGGGTGAGTGATTTTCATACGCTCAAATCGATTGGGACTTTTCTCCAAATGACAGCCAAATCCACAAAACATACAACCTGTTCTTCTCTCTCCCGTTGTCGTATACCCCTCATCAGTTTTTACAACTTTGCCATATACAGAAGCTATTTGTAAATTATTCTTAATTATGTATTCAAAAACATCATTTTCAGTCCAAAATGATATTGGTTTAGATATTGGTCTAAGTGCTTCAAAAGCATTGCAACCAGTTCTAACCCATTCTTTTTTTCGCATACCACTTTCGTAAGCCATTGTTCCCAAAATAGCCTTTTTTCCACTTTGTTTTTCATAGTCCTTACAAGGCTTCTTCTTCATTATGTCGCAACATTGTTCAGAAATAGGAATGTCACTGTCTGCCAGCCTTTTATATCTAGACAAATTATATCTCGGTGTATATTTATCTTTAATCGCATCAAAATTATAAATCTTACACCAACGTGTATACGAGCCTTTTCTTGCGTAACGAATAATGTTTGCTACCTCTTTGCTAATCAGAGGATAACCATATGTATCTATTATTTGCCGAAAATTCATATTCGGCTTTAGCCAAGTAACGTTATCAAACGTTTTAACAAAAGCTCTAAGTTCAGGATATTCAAGACCTGTATCAACAAACACAGCTTCAACATCAGGAAACAAATTTCTTACAATATGTAAAAGAACTGTACTGTCCTTCCCACCCGAAAACGAGATATACACTTGTCCATTCCAATAATTATACCATTCAAGAATACGACTTTGAGTTATTAGAACTTTTCTTTCTAAAGGTAATGCTTGCAACTCCTTTAAACGTTGAGTATCATGAACTTTATTATCATCTGAATATCTATCATTATTCAATCTGTATTGTTGCCTCCTTTTATAAATAAAATCAACTTTTTATAAGTTGTTCAATTACGTCCTTGACTTCCTCAAGTATCTCTTTGGTAGTCCATTTCTTCAAACCATTTGTTATGGTAAAATCAACAGGCAAATAACCAATATAATCACAGGCATGAGCATAATCCCAACCTATCCAATGCCCATCTCTATGATTTTCATTGTTAGGCTTAATAAGCCCTGTTGTAGAAACATAAGTAATTCCACCATGACAATCAATATCAATAAGTTTATCTTCGTCACTAACATTATCCTTTGGAATTTCTATATATGCACAAGGGTGAGTGCCATAAGAAACTATGACATAATGAAAACTCTTGTAAATACCTTCGTCAAGTATTTCAATAACCTCTTGTCCATTCTCCATATAATTTTTATAGACCATTTCTTTCATAATAATTTCTCCTATCTCTTATACTTTATAAAATTCTTTATCTTAAAAAACAAAGCTTTTATCTTTTGTGCCAATATCATCACCCTCTCTATCTCTAACAAGCGTACTCGAATGATAGTGAGTGCATATAAAACGCACTTAATTAATAATAGGTATATACTCAAGTGTACTCGTTTAATGGTATACTCATATTATAATGCACTATTTAATAGTTGTCAATATGGCAAAGTATACAAAGTTTGCTAGATAAACTTTGTTAATTATATATTAACCGCCCAATAAGCTTAACCAAGTATTTCTTTGTGAAGCCTGCATTTTCAAGCACCTCTGAAAAGCACTAGGCTCGGCAATCAATGCACATTTGGTTTTAGCTCTGGTAATCGCAGTATACAGCATACAGCGGTCAAGCAACTTGTAATGAGTGTTGTCGATCAGCACAATAACATTCTTAAAGCCACTACCTTGCGTTAAATGGCAAGTCAGACAGTAAGCCAACTCAATACTACTTAAATCATTTTGCAGGAAATCAATTTCCTTGTCGGCAAATTTAATTGTAACAACATTCTGCTTCTTGCCGTCTTTAATTGTCTGTTCAATTTTTGTAATATAACCCATTTCTCCATTGAAAACATTTCTATCATAGTCATTCGTTCTTTGAATAACTTTCGACCCAAGACGAAATGTCTTATTACCATACCTGATCTCAGGTGCAGTATCGGGTGGGATTATCATATCTTGTAAAATAGAGTTAATTTCAAAAGAGCTATTTATCCTGTCCTTTTTACAAGGTGTCAAAATAATCGTTTCATCATAGCCGTCTTTCTTAGCTGCTATGGTATACAATTTAATAGCCAATTCACGCATACCCTCACGGCTCTCTCTAAACATATAGGTCATGTCTTGTAGTTCGCCAGTAACAACTTTTAGTTTTGGTTCAGGCAATGGGTTTTCTCCATTTCTAATTTTAACTGAGTCCGAAATAATGCCTGACTTTTGAGCCTGTCTTAAAATCTTAGTCAGCTTACAGCAAGTAAACGCATTACAATTAAGTAAATCATGAAAGATATTACCACAGCCTATTGGTGGTAACTGACCGTCATCACCTACAATAATTACTTTTGCACCCTCTTTTATAGCAGAAACCAAGCTATAAAATAATGATGAATTAACCATTGAAGCTTCGTCAAGCACGATAATATCACTAGACAATCTATTATTAGAGTTATAAACAAAACCTGTCTTGTTAAAACCAAGCAACCTATGAATTGTACTTGCGGACAAACCTGTTGCCTCGGTTATCCTAATCGCAGCTTTAGCAGATAAAGCACAAGCTGATATAGAATATCTTTTATATATCTTTGTAAGTCCTCTTAAAATTGAGCTTTTACCTGTTCCTGCTCTACCTGTTATCAATACTACAGAACTGTCACAAGCCTTATATATCTCTTGTTTTTGTTCGTCTGTATAGCAAAAACCTTGTTCTCTTTCTGCTTCCGAGATACCATTTTCGATGTTAATTTTATAGTCTGTTTCTTGTTCATTGAGATTTTTTAGAATATCCAAAATAGATATTTCAGTTTTATATTGGCGTAATAGTCCTACCTTGTTTTCTTCAAAATGTAGAAATATCTCATGTTGCTTTTGTGTGGATTTAAAGCTCTCGTACATTTCATAACAATCGTTTATATTATCTCTTATTGCACTATCCAATACTGACTCTAGCACATATGAATGACCGTCATTATTTCCAACGCTCTCAAGATAATACTTAACAAATGCCACAACTCTTTTGGTTGATATTCTGATATTTGGATTTAACTTTAATGCTAAATCGTCCACTCTTTTAAAGCCTAAGCCACGAATTTCTGTCATAATATAAGGGTTGTCAAGTAACTTTTCCTTCAATAATTGAGGATTAGGTTCATTGGAGATCAATTTAGCTATCATGGCATACGTTACACCCAACGGCTGAAGCATGATAAGAATATCTGAAATAACATAATTATTCAGTATATTATCCTTTATTCTGCTCCAACTCTTTTCGCCTATACCCTTGATTTTTGTAAAATCAATTTCTCTATTATGAATAACATCATCAATTACATTTGGGTAGACAGCTAAAATGTTTTTTGCTTGCAGTTCTGTGACCTGAGTTTTCAAATATGCTATTTGTTGTTCTTCTGTCTTAGGCACATTTGCAGTAATGGAGATTGGTGTATACTGATACGAATTATATTTACTATTAAAAGAGCAAGTAACCTCAGCATTGTACTCGACACCGATTGTCAGGCGTTGCATTTTACCTGCCAATGTGCTACCTTTTAACTGCCTTGGCTTGTCGCCAAAGGGATCGTCATAACAATCATAAAAATATGGAATGTCATCAGAAGTTGTTATAAAAGTATATACTCCCCAATTACTATTTTCGTTATAAAATCGCTCCTGTTGAGGAACGATTTTAAATTTATAGATTTTTTCTGCCATGTCTTTTCTTCCTTTCTGAAAGCCACTCAGTATATGGTCGCATAGCCTGTATTGTAACCTTATCTTCGTCTGTTTTTCTGCACTTAATAGCAACCTGAGAGCCTTTCTTAACCAAATCTTCATACTGTACAAGTTGACTATTCCAAAGAACTCCCTCTATAATACCGAAAGTGGAGTAAATATTCACAAAAGCAAATGGTTTTTTATTTCTGTCCTTTTTCTTTTGTACTCTGGAAATAACACCTACAATAACGCAATCATTATCATTCTCAACGGCTTCAAATGCCGTTGTTAAATAGGGAAGTGCTTCTTCAAATGGATTATTGTGTATAAATATCTGTAATGCTTCAAACTCCCAAAAATCAGCGTTTTCAAGATATTTGTTATTGGTTAAAAGAAATTGTTTCAACCTATCTTCTTGCTGTAGGTCAAACTTTTCTTTCTTTTTCTGGTTTACAAGAGTGAGTAACAGATCTTTGTCATAGTCATACTTGCCGTTGCCGATACGATATTTTTCAATATCAATATCATAGTCGACAATAAGTTTATTATACGTTGGTAACTTAGACAATTCTTTATACTCTAATGGTTTATATAATGACTTTAAATACTTTAACAAACAACTCTTTTTATCTTTCGTAGGTATTGCACCTGACTTCATTAAGTTAATAATCTGAGTTTTTGTCAGCGTTGTTCTTGATAGCAAGTCTGGAAGGTTTTTATACTTGCCGTTCTTCTCACGTTCAGTAACAATCTCTTGGGCTATTCGTTCACCAATGCCTGTAATCGCAGAAAAACCAAACAGCACATTGTTATCGTAAATAGAAAAATCGACTTGTGATTTATTAATATGAGGTGGTAAAACAGTTACTCCAAACTGTTTAGAGTCTACAATGTATTTATTCACCATACCTGCCTTATCTTTGTTCAAATTAAATAATGCTTTGAAAAAATAAACAGGGTAATTTATTTTTAAATAAGCAGTTTGAAAGCATAGAACAGCGTAGCTATAACTATGTGATTTGTTGAAGCAATACCCACCCTTGGCAGCAAGTTCTTCACTAATAGCTTTTGCTATATTTTCATCATATCCGTTATCAATAATTTCTTGATATAGTTTTTTAGACTCTTCTTTAACTAATTCAGGCATCTTTTTACCGATGGCTTTGCGGTACTTGTCGCTACCACCATAACTTCTACCACCAAAAACACGCACTATTTCCATGATTTGTTCCTGATAAATACACTGACCGTAAGTGCTTTCCAAAATAGGCTTCATGTCAGGGTGTATATAGGTGACAAGTGAAGGATCATGTTTACATTTAATAAACTCCTCCAAAGCTCCCATTGAATCAGGTCTATACAATGCCAAAACAGCCGACAAATCTTCCATGTTAGTTGCTTGTAGTCTGAGCAGTAAGTCTTTCATACCTGCACTTTCCACCTGAAACACACCATTCGTCAATGCTTTGCTTAATAGTTCAAATGGACTTCTGTCATTTTCAAATTTGGGGTTGTTGATATTTATATCGTACTCAGATAAGTGCAAGTCATTTTGAATTTCCTGTACCATTTTTAAAGTTTGTACACCCAAAATGTCAAATTTAATGATACCTATTTGTTCAACAAGCCTTTTATCAACTTGAATAACGTGTTCACCGTCAGAGCCTAGTTTCATTGCCATATAATCGCTAATATCGGTATCAACAATACCGACACCGCCTGCATGACAGCTAACTGTTTTAACCCTACCACTTAATTTGCCTGCTATATCAAGCAACTCACTGTATTCAGGGTGTTCAGATAAGTAGTTTATATTGTTGTCAATACACTCTTGGAATGTATTGTACGAAAACTTTTTGGATAGTTTATCCATTTCATTATATTTAAAACCTAGTATTTTACCAACATCTTTTATGGCTACAACAGGTGTTATATACGAGAAGTTTATAATCTGACAAACACGATTTTCACCATATTTATCAATGAGATAATTTATTACTGTAGGTCTGTCTGAAACATCGATGTCCAACTTTACTACATTACATTTCTGCAATGAATAGACTATATCTTCACCATGCGTATTACAGTTCTAATAATACGTTTAGGTGTGTGGCACTTCGAGTCAAGAATTTCACTTGACCCTACGCTCCTTTGAGCTAGTCGTTTGACGTTTTGCATTTATGATTTAATAAGTGTTATTCCCTTTGATTTATAATTTCTTACAATACCCGATAAACTAGCACCGTAATGTTCATTTGCGTATTTAGCTGCGTCTAAAATAGATTGAAAATGCCCTAGAAATACATTGTCTTTATATAAATCGCAAGTCACATAATTTCTTATTTGCGACATTGTGCGATAACTGTAATGTATGTTTTCTTTAGCGGTACACCATTCTAAGTTATCAACATTATTATTTTTAGTATTGCAATCTAAATGATTAATCTGTGGTAAATGATTGTAGTTAGGAAGAAACGCCTGAGCAACTATTCTATGTACTAATAATTTATGGAATTTATTATCTATTTCATTCTTTAATTGCACCATTAAATATTTACCTTGTGAGTCAGCCCACGGCTTTATTCTTTTTAGTTTGCCCGACTTCGAGGAGTAAATTTCTCCCAACTCATTTACATAATAATCTTTATAGTTTTCAATTTCTTTTAGCATATTGTCTCCTTTGTTTTTGCAACGGGAAACAATATTAAATCATAAAATGCAACTTCGCACAGGATTGTCATATCGTCAGACAGAACGACTTAGATGTTCCCTGTTAGCTAATTAATACACCGCCATTTCCTGCGGCTACAATTATAATAATTGTTTAATTAACACCCTATATTTTATAGGTTCACCACACTTAACACATATGGTTTCCCATATGCTCGACCGAAAATCAATCTGGCATTGAAACTCTCTCAGGATTGAGGAAGCGCTCAAAAATCAATCCATATTTGATAGGGTTTAGGTCAGTTATACCTATTGTATAGCATACAAGGCTTCCTGCTCCAGAGCCACGTCCTGAACCTATTTTAACCCCATGAGTTTTCGCATAATTTATAAAGTCCCATACAATAATGAAATAACCGTCAAAATTCATTTGATGAATAATTCCCATTTCATAATCAAGTCGGTCTTTAATTATCTTCTGTTCTTCTTTAGAAAGCTTGTCAAAATTTCTAGTTTTCCACCCCTCATTAATAAGGTGTAAAAGGAATTCATTATTAGACTTATATCCACTTGGTAAGGGGTATGTCGGTAACTGTGGGTCTTGAAAAGGCATATGTACTTCTTCTATCATATCAGCTAAAGCATTAGTCTGATTTAAACCTTTTGTAACATTATTTACCCCAATTTGTTTATCCATAGTTGTATGAATTTCTTCTTCACTTTGCAGATAACAGCCTTCATAACTTTCAGACATTGTTTCAGTGTCGTGGGCGATCTGAACGTGCCTGCCCTGATAATATAAATCTTCCTTTGTGGCTGCGTGGCTATCTGTAGTAATTATGTATGGAGTGTTTGTTACCTCAGATAGTTTCAAAATCTTTTTATTGTAATTAGCCTGCTCCTCTGATTTGTGAGATTGCATTTCCAAATAGAAATTAGGAAATGCCGATTTGTATTCTTCGATATACTTAACACAAATATTAAAATCACTTTCTTTAGCTAATTTTGAAGCCAAACAAGCAGAACAAATAATTAAATCTTCTGCATACGGAGCAATATCTGAAATCTGTACTCTAGGCTTAAAATAAAAATTTTCAAGATTTGACTTAGTGATAATTTTATTTAAAGCCTTTCTGCCGTTCTCATTTTTTGCGAGAGCGATAAGATGGAAATACTTATTGTTTTTATCTTTTATGGCAGTATCGAAGCACTCATACAGCTCTACGCCATATATCAGCTTAATATCAGGATATTCTTTAGATAGTTGATCGAAATATATCCATGAATATTGGTTGCCATGTTCCGTAACTGCATATGCTTTAATGCCGACTTTTCGACATTGCTCTAGCATTTCTTTTGGTGTACCATAGCCGTCCAGTAACGAGTACATTGTATGGTCATGCAAAGAACTATACATTTTCAGCCTCCTTGTATTTTAAAATAACTATCTGAGGGGTAATTACACCCTTATACTCAGATACATTGAGCTGGCAGAGTGCATTAATGCACATTTCATCATCATATCCATTCAAAAAGTCTAATACTTTATCGTTACTAGGATTACAGAACTTGATAATTGCGATATTATCGTCAGTAATAAACTTCCATGTATCTTCATTTTTACCCATGATAACGCCTTGGCTATGCTCCAAAACTATATTATTAATGACAAATAAAGGCTCTTTGATTCCTGTACCGTAACAATTCTCCAATGATGTAACATCGGAAATCATTCCAATATTAAATTCGTCATAATCGAAACAAAAATCTATTGGCAAAGGATTGTCTGAATCAATATTCTTATTTAAAACTTTAATTGCTTCAGCCACGTTCTCAGCCTTTATCTCAAAACCGAAAGCATTTGCGTGACCCTGACACCAATTAAACAGACCTGTTTTTAGTAACTCAGCCTTTAAATCTGGCACATAGCTATTATCAAAGTTTCTAGCAGACCCTCTATATACATTATTTTCTTCATCTTTGCGGAGTATCAAACAAGGTTTTTTCGCATAACTAGCCATTTTCATGGCTATCAATCCAGAAAATACACTTGGGATATTGTTACCTTTTAAGAATAAAACTGTATTTTCGTCATTAGCTACGCTTTTCCTTAACGCAGGAAGTAACTTTTTCACTTGATTATCCTGTCTTGATTTAGCGTTTTTACAGAGTCTTACAACTCTTTGATAAATATTTTCTTTTGTAGTTTCACTTTCGCCACGTTTTTTATATTCAAATTCTTCGTCCTGTTCAATAAACGCTCTGAAAAGTAAGTCCTTTTCTTCCATGTCACCAACTCTACACATTGCGTTTATCAGGGAAGTAATACAAAATGCAATAGTATGAGGATTAACCTTGCCTTTCATGGAATAATTTTGAGCATTAATAAATTCTTCAAAACATTTATTTGTGACGTTATAAAGACCCTTGTCAATAAGCCTTTTTGTTTCAAAAGAACGTAAGTCCATAATGTCAGAAATATTAGCCAATGCCACAAGGTCAAGGTAGTCATCGGCATAATTATTCCAGTAGCAATCATCGAGTGCTTGTAGAAATTTATATACAATTCCTGCACCGCATAATTCTTTATTAGAGTATTCTGAACTACACTGATTGTTCACTATAACCGCATATGGGTTTGTTCTTTCAACATCATGGTGATCGAGAACAAGTACATCAACACCTTGTTCTGTCAACTGCTTGCATTGTTCAGTATCATTACTTCCTGCATCGGGAATAATCAACAAGCTTGTGCTTTCAGGCATTTCTATCTCAGAAGAAATGCCATGTTGCTTTCCAGAATGTATCAGATATGTAATATCAATTTCTTTGTTAAGCCTTTTCAAATAAGAATACATCATGGCAGCACTGCACTGACCGTCAACATCGCAATCAACAATAATCGCCATTTTACTATTGCTTTTAATGTGTTTACCTAACATTTGAACCGCTTCATTAATATTATCAAGATTATCATAAGGAATTAATACGTCATCGGTTAAATGAGTGTATTCATTAACATTAGTTATTCCTCTATTAGTAAAAATAGATATTGGAATATGGCAATAATCATTATTGCCTATTATTTTATAATTCATGTTTTGTTGTTTCACTTCCCATTCTTTATAACTTGCGTACATTTGGCAATCAACTGTTTAAACTTATCAGGATTATCTGTTGGACTTTCTTTTTCTTCCAGTAAATTTTCAGTATCAACAATAACACTGATTTGAATACAATCCAGAAATTTGTCAGCTATATCGTTTAACTCGTCTATGGTTACGTCTTTATCAAAGCAAAATATAATATGAGAACTCAGCCTTGTCAGCATATTTATTTGATATTGGCTTATTTTCTTGCCACAAGTTGCTACGCAATTTTTTATTCCCATGTTCCAAAGTTGCATAACACCTTTTTCAGCTTCAACCACATAAACGTAGCCTGTCCGAGCTATATATTTTTCGGATAAATAAAGTCCATATAATAGTCTAGCTCTGTTACAACGCTCCAAATATATATACTTAACTCTTTGCTCTTCTTCTGTCATTTCTTCTTGCTTTAAAAATAGCCTGCCCTTAACACCGACTAATGTTCCCATTTCATCTCTTACAGGAATTGTAATTCGATTGGAAACATCGTCATAACCTATTTCAAACAGCATTTGAGTATCATATGAGATATTATCTTTCAAAAAACAATCATTAACGGCAGGGAAGTAGTATGATAGAACATTTTCCTTAATCGGCTTTAAAGGTTGCATTTCTTCGTAATTAGACTCATCATCTGCCATTTCAGAAATAAATTTCGTGAATTTTAGACTTTCAGGCAAATCGTTATATTCATCTTTATAATAGTTAATACCACACCAATTACAAACTTTACGAACGGCTTCGTAAAACGTACAACTGCAAAAAAATTGCACAAGGTCAAAAATATCTATTGTATCTAAACCCGAACTACTATGTATTTCTCGTGTGTAGTCAACTGTTAAAAGACCTTCATTGAGATAAACAGTGATCGCCCCTTGATTATCGCCATCAGGATTGCCACACTGAACATAACCTGCTTTACAGGAAATATGATGACAACCTATTTCGTCAAGTATGACAGGAACATAATTGTTCTCTAGTATCTTTTCTTTGAGGACAGAAATATCCATTTTATCCTCACTTTCTTCTTAGTTCTCCGACTTCATACCAAGTGTTTAGATCCAAGTCAACTTCAAATACAACTTTCTTTTTACAACCAAATCTATTTTTGTCTACATTGCCCACATAATACCTCTTGCCAACTTTAAGTTCGCATTCAACATCTTTGCCCCATTCGGCATCATGCTGAACATAGCGATATTTATGAAAGTCACCAACAGAAATTTCTTTAAACAGTGTCATCGTCCAAATAATATGCTTTAGCTGTTTTGCATTAGCAATATTATTTGAGTTTAGTTCGTCAGGCTTACAAAACTCCGTATCGTCTGTAAGCTGAATTGAGAGATAACCAAACATATTTAGTTGTTTTGCTAAATCAGTGAGTTTTGTTACTGTTGCTTTTAAAGCTGCCCAATCTCCTGTGGCTTGTGTGTCTTGCTTGCAGGTATCGTAAAAGAAGTATTTCGCACCATGAGTTAGATCAGCTTTTCTTATTTCAAATTCAAGCGTTTTGTCATCATAACCGCCAGCCATATCTTTAACGAGAATAAGTTCATTAGTTTCTGTTTCAATCCATTCAGCAATTTTCATTATTTTTACATATTCCTCTGAATTTTCAGCGACCCTTTGAATGTACTCTTGCAAAGTTTCTGTTGGCTCTCCCCAATCGTCTGTTTTCTGATATATGTATTTACCTGATTTATCCTTGTACAAACCAAGTGTTAATTCCTTTTCAGGCTTTTTCAACTTTATACCATGCAACTTTTGAAATTCAGTATTGTTTATACACGTTGTAATTAAACACTTTCTGAGATCGTCCACACCCATTTCATTAAGCATAACAAAGACTCTTTCATGCTTTACAAGCGTTAAATAGGCAATTATTTTTGTCATAAATCGTGATTTTCCTGCATTAGAAAGCATACCAATAGCCATTGTCGAGCCTAGTTTGCAACCTCTAAATATGTCATTTAGAATAGGAAAGGGAAGTGACACACCCAAATCAGGCTTCTCCATACACGCAATAAGCGATTGCTTAATATGACTATTCAGAATTTCGGCTTCTTGATTTGTCAAGATCACCGTATGTATTCTATCTGCTTTACCTCTAATTAATCTATAGATGTCTGAAGCCGTAAATTGTTCAAACTTTTTATGTTGTACAATTTTTGTAATATCAAAGCCATTCCTTTGATATTCTCTCAACAAAGAATACTTTTTAATGATTTCCTGATACTTACCAATATCATCAGTTATAGCAATTTTCATCCAACTGTCAAGAGTTTTCCAACCACCATATTTTTTGTACAAAGAAAGTCTTTCAGGCTCTTCTGAAAAATAAGTTAAAATAGTAGTTTTATTGAAGGTTTGTGTTCTTGTTTTGTAGATTATTTCAGCTGAATCGTAAAAAAAACGAGTGACTTCATCTGAAAAATCGTATTTACTACGGATATATTGTCCGTAATTTACCAGCAAATCAGGCTGTTTGTAAATACAACCCACAAATAGAACTTCGGTAGGAACGTTTGTTATAATATCCATGTTTGTCACCTACCTAAATTTCATCAATGATACTGTCAATATCAAGGCTGTCATTATTTTTATCACGTTCTTTGGGAGACTTTGATGTTGCCATTTTTTCATAATCTATATTAACTTGTTCTTCGCTTTTACCTGTTTTAGCCAATGCCTGTTCTTCTTTCCATTTCAAATAACCATCATATTTAGACAATATAATAGCAAGATCATATGTAATTAACGCTGCACCTTCGATTTTTTTACCTTTACGAGTATTAAACTCGTGTACTTTACGAAGAAATGACATTTTCTTTCGCCACATATCCCATAAATCTTCGACAGGAACAGGTTTATTCAAATTCTTATAAGTGCCTTTATATACTTTATCAAGATTTATAAAAAAATATTTTGGCAAGAATGAAATATCATATTGTTTATATAGCCAATCTGTAAATTGTATTCTTGTTTTTTTGTCCTGTTTGTCTTTCTCTATCTGTTCTTTTGTTCTTCTTTTTACCAAGTATTTCACCGCCTTAATCAAAATAACTAAATAAAGGCAAGTGAGGGAATAACCCTCACCGCTTTATTTGTAAAAAAAATTAAATCTTAGAAATAACTTCAAGAACCCTTTCAAGAGTCTTAATATCTGTAATCTTCTTCATTTCTGTTGGCTTAATGGGCAGATTTTCTGCTGAAAGAGCTTCCTTTGCCTTTGTCTTGCCGACAGGATTAAGACTTTTCATAACGGCTGAAATCTTATCCAAAAGTTCTGTTGTCTGATTTTCGGCAGAGTTTTCATCAATACTATCAACTGGCTCTCCAACCTTACCCATAACTTCCTTTGTATAAATATCCTGCTCAATATCGACAGCCTTTGTGAGATCATTCTTAACAGAAAACTCTTTTTTGTCCTTTGTTCTGTCAATAATTACCTGCCAATCAACAAGTGACAAATCTTCAACTGTTTCCTTATCGTGTACACCTGTCCTGTCCTTGCTGATGTACGAACAGAAATTGTTATCCTCGTTAATGTACATTCTTACAACAGTTTTAACGTTGTAGTTCATCTGCTTAAAGCCGTCAGGAATTTTTCTGCCTGTTGCAACGCTGGTAATTTTACCATCGTCACCCTTTACGGAAACCTTTTCGTCCGTTTCTCTGGCGGTCACAATAAAGTGCGCTCCGCAGGACATGAGATCAAGTATCAAATCCTGTCCCTTAAAATTAACTGTCTGATAATCTTTGAGTTCAAGTCCTGCACCCTCGATCGTTACAGTTTTTTCAATGCCAGTTAGTTCCTTTTTCTTTGCCTTAACAGTGTTTCTCTTCTTGGAGAACTCCACAAGTGCCCATTATGTTCACTACAGCTCGCAAAACTGTAGCAGTTCTCTTATGAACTTCTTGTATTTTCATACAAGTGCAGACTATATGTTCCTCTTTCAAATTAAAAGAGTGATATTTTTCTTCCACCATTAGCTTGTGGGTTTACTCTCACCAACCAAGTGAGATAGTCGTTGAAGGTTTTCCATATTGCATATGCAACTTAGGAAATTCCCTGCGAAACATCAACTTTGCTGTACAAACAGCTACTCATTAGGATTTAACCATAGAGCATACTTAATCTTTTTTTCTACTTTCGTAACCATTCTATTTTATCGTTTTCAATTATATAGTGTGGTAGATTAAGCCTTTAAGATTTCCTCGCATTTAACATCTTCTAATTTTAATTCGTTGAGTAATGTGTTTTGTATATAACTATCTGAATGTAGATAATTAAATCTGAGCAATTTAATTCCTCTGTCTAAACAAAACTGATTTTTAATATTATCTTTTTCTACTGTTTGCCTAAATCTTTCAGTACAAAATAAATCATTTTTTCCTGCAAATGTAACTGGTTTAAAATGCTGTATGCCATCATATTCAATACAAAGATTATATTCCTGTAAATAAAAATCAAATGGCAATCGGTATTTATATTTACAGTCATTAAATCTGTATTCTCTTTCAAAATTCACATTATGTTCTTTTAAGAAAGTAGAAATTTTTGTTTCTCCTGTCGACTTGTTACAATGTGGACAACGATGACCTGAATTTACGAAATCGTTTATTTTTGTTGTCCACTCACATTCGCATTCGTTACAATACAAGTGCAATTTAGTCATTGAATACTTTGTGTTATAATCATCATCGATTTTTATTAAACGGTAATCCAATTTTTCTAAATCAATTATTTGCAGAACTTGTTTTTTTCTATCTTCAATAGAATATCGTCTGTGATAAGGAGTACATGAGGGACATTTACATTTTTTGTTAAGAAATTGTGCGATAGTTGTTGTCCAATCTTTATCGCAATGATTACAATGAATATTAATTGGCGAACGTTGATTTTTATATTTTGTTTTATCAATAGTGAAAGTGTATGGAAGATTTTCTTTTCTTATTCTTTCTTCACACTGTTGAATACGTTCCTGCCAGTTCCATCTTTTATTTTGGCTACATTCACAGCATCCCGAATGTCTTGTTAAAAAATTATTAATTACCGTTTTAAACACATTATTATGTATTTTACATCGGAAATTAACTTTTGTTTTGTTCCCAATATACTCATCCATTCCAAGATATTCATAAGGAATAGCCTCACGTTCTATTATTTCAAGTATTCTTTTTTCATATTTTTCTTGTGACATCCACCTTTCTGACTTTTGCATTAAGTCACATCCTTCTTTATGTTTTATCTACTCAACAATTAAAATTATGGTTACTAACATATCGCTATATTAGCACAGTTTTCTGCACATATTAAAGAATAATATACACAGTTTTCTGCTTAGTTGTCAGGTTAAGAATAGTTGTACCATCAACTACAATGCCGTCAGCTCTGAATGGCTCACCGTCTCCGTCAAGTACAATCTCGTCTGTTTCGTTACCCTCGTCATCGAGAACATGAAAATCTTCCTTGTTCTTAACCTTGTTTATATACTCTCTTGTTTCACCAAGAGATTGTGTATATACTATGTAAATGTTTTCAGTGTTAATACCGTCAGCTTCAAGCCCACCGATAAAATCATCGATAGAGCCGTTCTCATTATCTATGTAAAGCACTCTAAATGGCTTGCCGTCAGGTCTTTTAAAATAAGCAAGCTGCAAGGCAAGTGTTGACTTACCTGTACCTTCTTCTCCAAAAAGTATCATCTGAAGCTTGCTCTGTGTCTGTGTTGCTTTTCTTGCTCTAGCCATATTTTTTTATCTCCTTTTATTTTATCGTTTGTTGTTAATAATGATGAGTAGTAACAATTTACCACTCATCGTCCTCGTCTGTCAGTTCACTATCTGAGACAGAACCCCAATCACTATCGTCAGAGCCAAAATCCTTATTTGCATTTTCGGTAGCCTTTGTCTTTGCGATAGCCTTATCAATAATTTCTTCTGAATAGATTTCTGTATCTACACTATCCTTATCGGCTCCGGTAATCAGAAGTATTCTCTTTGTCGGATTGTTCACTCTATCCATAGGGTTGCTTTCGCCCCAACCGTCATCATCATCTTCCTCAATTTCTTCAATATCATGTTCTATCATGATATCTCCGAATACTTTAAGGGCTGTATATGGCTTGAGCTTTCTTAGAGTGCTTGCAAACTTTGACTTTGACTTGTCAATAATAAATTCGGCATCTTCTATAGAATTGTATGTTACAATCTTCGCAGATACAGTGAAGTTACCCTCGTCATTCTTTTCAATGCCCATGAACACGATGACCTGCTCGAAATTGCCAATTACATTAAATTCCTCTGAGTCAAAATCTACGTCCTTACAAAGCGACATTTGTGACGGAACAAATCTTGTCTGGTGTCTATCCTGATAGGTGGAAAACTCATTCTTTCCTCTGACAAATACGGACATACCGTCCTTTGCGTTGTCTGCTATGTACTTACAAGCATCATATTCAATAAGTATCTTTTTGTCGTTTACTTCCTTGCCTGTTGAGTCAGTCACCTTTGTTAAGCCGAGATTAATTCCAATAGGTCTAAAGTCCTTTTTGTTAAATGTAAATCTGTCAGCCCACTTTACCTTTTCTGTTGTTGTCTTTCTATCCTTACCTTTGCCTTCGGTCTTAGAGAAATATACTACATCTCTTTCCATACCATTGAGACTTATATATACAGACTTATTCTTGTCAATTTCAACTCCTACATTAACCATTCTCATTGGTTTGCCTGTAGAGGTTGTCAGTTCTGTATAGAACTTGTCCTTATCACAGCCTGTCAGCTTACCTCTGATCTGAAAACTACCCTTTGTTTCCTGAAGTCCAAGACCCTTATTATTTTTCTTTTCAGCCATTTTATTTCTCCTTTTATGTATTTGTTAGATTTTGTTGTCAAATAAAATTATCATTTTGTGAACTCAAAATCACACCATCTTATCATGCCCTCTTTCTAAAACACATTAAATTTAGTTTATCTAACGTTAATGGTCTCTATTGCTACTAACATTTCCCTCACATCCTCTTCATCACAACAATCAAAGAAAAGGTCATTGCCATTATCATCGTGCAATCTACAAGAAAAGCTCTCGTTATCTTCGTCAACCTCAAATTCGCAGTTGCTTGAAACGATATCAATACTACACATTGTGGCAAAAATATCTGGGTCAAGAAGATCAGCTCCTCGACAAGTGCCACCAACCTCAGTAGTAAACCAACCCTTATACTTACCGTGTTGTAATGTATATTTAATCTCGTGCCAATTTCTGCCGTCCTTTGGGTTATATGTTTCCATTACTTGCCCTCCTTCATATTTTCAAGTTCTTCATGCAACGCAGTGCCGAAATTATTCAGTGACTCTGCTACCCATGTATCAGCAATGTCATATCTACTAATTAAATTGTATATTGCTTTATTTATATCAGAGTGCGAGAACTGCTTATCACATCTATACTCAGATTTTTCTTTAGGGTTTATTTTAGTATTAAAAAAACGTATCTCTTTATTATCACAACTAGCGTTAGGAAAATATATTCTAGCCAAGGCAAGCAAAGCACCAATATATGCACTATATGTATCATCAGAACAACATTTTGAAGTGCCAACTCTTACTACCTTGCCGTATTCTTTCATTTTCGCAACCGTTGTCTTATCGTGGAAAGTAATCTGAATTTCACGGTCAATATCGGACGATATTTTCTTTAAACAGTTAGCAAAACTGCTATAAATATAAAACATACTATCGCCACCATTTGGCTTAACTGTTTGATACCTAACCATTTTATTATTGTATATATACTCTATTGCTTTAATCCTTATTATGTTTCCAGTTTCGGTCATTCTATCACCGAAACTATCTAAACCAACTCGATAAAGTTCTCCGATTTTAAATTTTCTTTTGTTCATGCTCATTAAACTCCTTTATTTATATCAATCCCTGTAATTTCTTTGAAGATTTCTGCATCAAAATTTGGAAGGGATTTAATAACATTCTTATTGTAATCTAAAAGATTATCCCACCAAAGTTGACCACATTTAGATTTGTCAAGTTCTTTCAGATAACCACCTGTTGTTTTATACTTAGGATGCTGTTCCTTTTCTTCTTCGGTCATCTTATCAGAGTAAACCCATTGAAGAGCATTGTATGAAATAGTATCTAATAGCCTTTTTGCTTTTGAACAACGCCAATCTTCAATACTCCAATCAGAAGGCTTATTGAACATTAAAATTTTTGATCCTTTAGTATTAAAGCAACCATTTGAAAAGTTAGTTTTATTAAAATCTCCGCTATTATAACTACCATCGTTACAGTTACCACAGTTGTAGTAACCGCTGTTCCAATTACCACTATTCCAATGACCGCTGTTATAACTACCATCGTTGAAGTTACCACTGTTACAGTCACCAGTATTGTAATCACCAGTATTATGATTACCACTGTTATACCTGCCTTCATTATAATTACCAGTATTATAAATACCAGTATTACGAGTGCCACTATTCCAATG